AAGAAAGAAGATTGGGTTGCAAACTTGCTCCTACACTAAAAGACACCTCCTCGTTCCACAATTGTGAATCGTAGTGAGGGGGAATCATAGCATAGAGCCTAAGGGTGCATGCGACAGTTAATCGGCAGACGGTGACTTGAAACGAGACACACAGATCGAAGCTAACTGAATATCGTATGGCTGTGAAGCACATAACTGTGATATTGCCTAATGGGGCATGTAGAACTTATCTTCCTTTCCTTACGGGAGAGTAGAGGTACGTGGAAATTGACGAGAAGTTGGTTAGGATTGCTCCATAACCGTAAACTCGCTGTTTCGAACCACGCACTTACTTGGCGATCGTGCCGGGGAGACGCATTGCAGCAGCTCCCTGATCCCGAACGGATGGTAAAAGCTCTTTATCACGTAGCTATCGATGTGTGTTATCGTCCTGTCCATTGTCTTTCGTGCAACCGATTTTCTCTTGCGTTTCTGTTGCATTGATGCTACTAGCCTTTGTCTTGCCGTGTGTCTGATTTCCGCCCATTGCTGGAGCGAGGATAATGACTTGACGTATTTGACGTGGCAGTGCTAGCATGTCTTGGATCCATTGCTGGAATCCGTGACCCTTAACTGATTGTTGGGGGTTGCCCCACCAACGTAATCTTCTTCTTTTCTTGGTACTTCTTGTGCTTAGTACGCGCCTAGAACCACTTGGTTGATGACCTGGAGGGTTGGTTACCCCGAGGCCCGATCCGTGGGTTCAATTCTGGCGGATGTCGCACATTGTTGACCTTTTCCGTATCTATCCACCTGCTCCAACGAGCTGGGTTTCGGGTGAAAACGGGTGAGTGTTAGATCTCACAAACTATGATTCTTTCAATCTATTGCCAATCGAGTCGATACTTTCCGGAAACTGTGTTCTTCATAATACAAGGGCTGAGGCCGATGTTCTTCTTCCAACTCCAACGCGGAATCTCTTCGAGTATATGTACAACTCCTTCTTCAAACTCATCTTCGACTTCGACCCATTCTTGCTCTGGCATAGCTGCTAGGCGTACTTGGAGTTGTGCAAGGAAGTCTGGGGAGGGTGTGAACTCGCTTGCTGTTGGAGACAGAGTGCTTTTTGGCGTGCTGTTGCCAGACACATGACCGCTCTCTGTACCGTAGCAATTGAGGCACACCTCAACAGAATTATCCTTGCACTTGAGCTTGTTGTGATGGCTCATGTTCTCATCGCAGCTCTTGCAAACTGGAAGTCGTGCCCTGCAAGTCGGTAAGCAGCTGATGGCGCGCGTACGTGATTTGGATCGGTTGCCCGAATCCTTTGTTCCGTTGAGCGCGGCCTCTGCGCGTGCCTTCCTGCGTTCTGCGATCTTCTTTTTGATTGCCTTCGCCTTCTCGGTGTCGACCCCTGCTGCTATCATCCTGTTCGCTGCGTCAATCTCCTTCTGTTCCTTCCGGCTCTTCTTTTCTTCCGATAAGGCGCGCGCGTTCTCCTGGACGCGATGCATCTGACGGCCTCTCCAGTTCCCTTCAACGGCGGCAAGTTCTTCGCGGACACGTTCGAGTTGATTGGATGCGGCGTGGGCGTCGGCAGAACGAGAAAGCTTGTCCCACGAATTGGATTGACCGGCTTTGGGCTTCTTGAGGTTAGCGATGCGACGATGCAATTTTGCGATCGTTTCGTGCAGCTGCTTTGTCATTTCCTCGTATGCCTTAGCCTCGTTGGTGACGTCTCCTCGGAAGACTATGTCCCTGTCCTTCTCGAGCAATTCACGGAATGGCAGCCAATTGCGTCCGACTGGGTAGATCACTCCAGCGAAGCGGAGGTTATCGACCGCAGACTCGGATCCGACGACGTTCTCAGTGTTGACAATGAAGGGCTTCTGTTCCATTGCGGCTCTGACGAGGTCCCAGGCGGGGAAGCGCATGTTCGCACGACGCTTGTGGTCCATCATCCGATCCATCCATTCATAGTCCTCGTCAAGCGGCACCCCACGTTGAGCGTGAGTGAAGTAGAAGGTACGCATCTCTCGTGGGTGTAAGCCGGACATTGCCGCAAGGAAGACGAAGCGGAGGGCGTTACGCATTTCAGGACTGTACTCGATGTCTTCACGAACCTGGAAGTGGTTCCACTGTTGTTCGGGACCCTGGTACGGAAGAGGCTTCAGCCAATTGAAGTTGTATGCCTTTGCCACGACCTCTTCAGCGAAGTAGGCACCGGACGGATAGATGATTGTCTCGTCGCCTGTGCCATGTTCCTCGGTCTGATAGACCAGGCCTGGACGATCGGCGCTGTTCCTCCCGACTCGGCCGTTGAATTGGTCGCGTTGTGTCTGAGTGGTGGGGATGTTCGTGATCATCGACCCTTCGTGTGGCTGATGTGTTAACCCAGACGTCACTGCGAACCAGGCTGCCGGCTTCACGTCGTATCCTGCCCTGATAATGCCTTCCGTGCAAACGAGAACGTACCTGCCTCCTGCGAGAATCTTCTCACGCTCCTCCTTCCCTGACCGAGCCGTGTCGCTTGTAAACTCAATGACGGGAGGGATGCTGTCGCCGTAAGCCTTGCGAAGGTCGTTGATGCCTGCGGCCACTTCTGTGACTCCGTCGCGTTGATTGGTCTTGCTAGCGACAGCAATGATCGTACGTTGGGCCATATCATGGTGTGAGTGTCCAAGCGTGGGGTCAACCTCCTTGCGCGTGATGGCATCCTGGTACATGGCTACAACGTTGGTCTTCGCCGGGAATGTGACCGTCTTCGTCTTCCATCGCTTCTGGACATGTTCGCTTGAGTCGATGAGGGGCCCTTGGTTGATGCCGGAGACGGGTGCAGGCGTCGCGGAGAGGTAGCCGATCCAGATGGAGGCCTTGATGAGCTCGTCCTGTGCCTTGATCATAGGTCCAGAGCCTTCGTGTGATTCGTCAAAGAGCACGATGTCGTTTGGTCCGACTTCTCCAGCTTCAATACGACTGACTAGATGCCCATGAGTGCAAAGGAAGATGCGCGCATTGTTGCGCTTCTCCTTACCCTTCTTAAGCACCTGATACTGCGAGTTGCGTTCCGAAAGGGGCGTATCGTGGTTGCCGACTGCCATCCAGGAAGGGAGGCCCCAATCGTCACGGAGGACTTTGCGAGGTGCCGAGATCCAAACGTTGCCACCACGCTCGAGGTCGTTAATGCGCATGAGAGCGTAGACGAACCACGTTGACTTGCCGGTTCCAGTTGGTCCACTGACGGATGCGACATGAGGAACGAGAGCATACATCTTGAGGAAAAATTCGTTCGCGACAGGCTCCCAAGGGTTCTGAAGGCGTCCAGGTGTGCTGCTCGTGATTGGCGTAATATGCAGACCGTGTTGCCACAATTCTGCGATCCACTCAACGACGTCGCTTAGATACCTCAACGGAATGTCAAACCTCGTGATATAGCCGACTTGGACGGGAATGTAGCTACATGACCAGTCCGAAAAGCGCTTTGACCAGATGTAGATGTCGCGAGGTAAAAGACCGCCGATGACTTGAGATGCTTTGCCGTGTGCAAGCCAGAACACCAGACCGAGTACTGCGTATAACTTCGTGACGTCAATGAGGTAGAACATCATGACGGCGTAAGCGAGTCCGACGAATGGAAGTGATAGTATCCAGCGTTCAACCCACCACATGAGTCCGTAGTGAATGTTAATCCAGACGTTCGCATTCTGCCATACATAGAGCGGATGTTCATGGAGTGCCGCGCGACCTTCAGGGGTGTTGAACTTGTGGTAAGCCGCTGGTGCGTTGCAAACTCCAGCATAAGGCGACTGGTTGATTCTCGACTGGAACGCTCCAGATGTGACGACCCCTCCATCCTTCAATTCCTTTTCGGCTGCGAGGTACACAAAGGCTTCGACTCTTCCGCTTCCGTTCCAGATTTCGTCTGGGTACACCATTTCCAACGTGCTCACTACCCCTCGTGTCAGTTTGCGTGGCAGCTTCTCTGCCCATTCTCTCATTGAGTCCACCAACATCTTTGCTCCTTCATCGACTCCTAGGAAACCCTTGTTCAACTTGGCCATGAGGCGCTCATGGTATTCCGGCGTCTTGTGCGCAACAGTGAAGTGGTCGTGTATGACTTTGCTGTAACGCGGAACGTGGATTTTCTTAAGCTCCTTGAGACGTGCTAGGAATTCAGCGGGAATTGCTTCACCGTTGGCTCGTCGTCTCAGGTTACCATCGACCAGGAAATAGGGCATTCTTCTCCCGACATCTTCGTGCTTCACCTGGATGTGGCTGCTTATCCAGTCATACAACTCCCCTTGGGGCGTCTGCGGAAGACCTTGCCTGTCAAGACATTCATTAAAAGCGCCTGCAAGGTACCTTATCATGCCAGCGCTGATGGTGGATGCGCACTGAAGATAGAATTCTGGTACGAATGCTGCCAAGGCCATATGGCCGGCGTCGCGTTCAATAAGAGACTTCAGGTACCGGTGACGGAATGCCTGCTCTTTGTATGCCTTGAGGGCGGTCTGTTTGCCCATGGGACTTTTGAGATTCTGGTAGACCACCTGACTTACCGGCAGGTTCGTCGTGGGGTCAAGAATCATACCCTCGTACTGTGTCCCCTTGTTCAGCACGATCCCCTTCTCTTCGTATATCTTCTCCACTCGTCGTACGACTTGTCGGTCCATCATCGTTGCTGGCCTCATGAACTTGCTCAGGTATTCGAGCCATCTGCCTTCGTTCGC